GATGAATATTATTGACTATCTTGTTGGGAATACTGATCGTCATTGGGGGAACTGGGGTGTTCTGGTAAATAATGCGAATAATAAACCAGTGTCTCTTCACCCATTGATGGATTTCAATAAGACATTTAACTCGTATGACACAGTAGACGGTTTAAATTGTCAAACTTGTTTTGGGAAAAGAGTTAGTCAGAAGGATGCTGCATTAGAAGCTGTTGGGAAAATTGGATTGAATCAAATAAAAGAAGTAAATCGTGACTGGTTTCAGTATTTTCCGGAATATATCGATATGTTTTATGAGCGATTAGAAATATTAAATGGTTTGAAAGATTGATTTCAAGCGAGGGGAATTATGAAGGAACAAAAAATATGCCCGTTTTGTGGTTCAGAAAAGGGATACTATATAACAGAAAGAGTAATTAGAGATTTGTTTTTTAATTACAATAATGAGCCATGTGGAGCCACTGAGGATGTTACAGAATTTTGTAGTAAAAGGCGAAGGTGCATAAACTGTGATAAAATACTTCCGAAAAAGATGTTTGAGTAATATATAATCTAGGATATACAAGGAGAAATATATGTTTGAGATAGAAGTTGATTGTGTGAATGTGTGTACTTGTACCATTTCTGATGAAGACGAACAAAGAATAAAAGACTATATAAAGAATAATCCAGAAAAATTTAAATTTATGTCAGATAAGGAGGCTATTGTAGAAGCTGTTTCTGAATTGGAAATTGATTTATATAATGATTATGTAGAGTCTGACAGTTATACAAATGATATTCGATGGTCTGAATTTGAAGAACGTAGTGCGAAGGAAATATTGAATGGATATAACCATTGCAAATCTAAATTGGATTATGGTAATTTAAAAATAGAAGAACAAAGAAAATATTTTGAAGAACATCAACAGAAATTTAAGGAAATAATTAGAAAATATAATTCAGGACAAATAGATACTGGTGATCTTATATAAGAAATGTTGATAACAATTATGGTTAAATGGTAATAGTATTTTCGAATATTACGAAAAATGCGCAATAGATATGGACGGTATAGATAGTCAAGTTGGAACAATCTGTTGCTACACTGCAGAAGATATTGATTTTGATAAGAAAGAAATATTAAATCAATGTGAATATGCTGAAGAAATATAGGTTTTATAAGGTAATATGGAGGTAAAATTATGGATAATAAATTAAGAGTATGGTGGATTCCACAAGTAAGTTTATCATGTGACACATTCTACATTCCGGTGCAGAGTGTAGAAGAAGGTAAAAAAATGATGGATTTATTAGCAGCATACGATATGTTCCAACTGCAAAATAATATTAAACCAGATTTTTGTAATGCAGGTGGATTACAAATGCTTGTGGACGGAGAATGGGAAGATTGGCATTTAGAAACTGAAGATGATTATTTTGAAGATATTGATGAATATTGCGAACAGTGCAGTATGTCTGAAGAATTAAAAGAGTTCAGTACAGCTCTGTTTGAACAAATCAACAATGAAATTTAACTTTCATCTGGGAGGTGTAAATGTTATGAGAAAAGTAATTTTAGAACCGCACAAAGAAAAGTCAAACTTATGGTGTTGGAATGTGTTGCAGTACAGTGAAAGCCAAGATACATGGTATAGCATTGGTTCCGGGATAGAAGTAAATTGGGACATAGCAGCTAGAAAGGCTAAAGAAACAATTCAGATGTAAGAATATATGTAAAGACGATACTTATTTTGTATCGTCTTTTTCATTGGATTCATGTAACTTGCAATAATATAAAAGAAGTCTATTTAACGCTGGATCCTCAGATTTGAATAAATCAGTTGGAGTACATTCTAGTGCGATACATATTCTTTCTAGTGTATCAAAATTTATTTTGCTTGTATCTCCATCGTAAAGTTTACATGCCGCAGGATACCCGACTCCGATCGCTTTTGCAAATTGATTTTTATTCTGAAATTTTTTATCTACCAGATCTTTAATATCTAAGCGCATGTATTCACCACCTGTTCGTTATATATTGTTTACAGTATATAGTTTAGCATATATTCTTTAAAAAATAAATATATTTTATTGAATATACTCTTGACAATATACTGTAAAGAGTATATACTTATGATATCGAAAGAGAGAAGTACATAGATTAGGAGAAAGGAGGATGCGTAATTATGAAAATTAAATTTGAAAAATTTGATATTGTAATGGTTGACTTTGGAGATAACACTATAGGAAGTGAACAAGGTGGGAAAAGACCAGCAATTATTGTACAGAATGATATAGGAAATCATTTCGCTGCAACAACTATCGTTATACCATTTAGTACAAAATTAAAAAAGATAAACCAACCTACGCATACTCTTATCAAAAAGGGAAGAGGTACAGGGTTGGTAAAAGATTCTATTGTTTTGTGCGAATGCATAAGAAATATTTCAGAATTAAGAATAGAAAAATACCTTGGAAAGATAACATCTATGGACGATAAACGTGCAATAAAGATTGCATGTGACGCAAATTTTATGTGGGGAGATGATGTGGCATGAGATATGTATTGATGGACATTGAAGAAGCTG